AGTTATATACAAAGAAGGTAAAGTATCTGGAGTTAATGGCTATAGTGCAGATGGATTAGGCTCAATATTAGGGGGGCGTGGTTCTGGTAATGGAACTGGAGGAAATGGTTTTGGTAATGGAGGCGGAGGAAATGGATTAAAAGAAGGCAAAGTATTTGGATCAAATATAAAAGCCAAAAAACTAGGAGTTCTATTTGATGTATCTTTTAGTATGAAGCCTTATATCGAAAGGGTAGAAAATGAAATTAGAAAAAACTTTAATAATGCAGTAGTAGATTATGTTGATGGATGTGTTATAGCTCCAGAAACAAGAGTTTTTAGAGCATTTGAAAACTTAGCTATGCAAAACGTAGATGCAATTTATTGGTTTTGTGATCTACAAGATCCAGAAACAAAAGATGGATTATACTTACTAGAAAAACTATTAGTAAACAAAAAAATAAAACTTTATATTAAGAGCATGGATAAACATCCAAACTCTACGCTCAAGTCAATTATTAGTTCTACTGGCGGAAATTATTCTTTTGGATTAAACTAAAGCAAAACCTTTTTTGAATTTTAAATTCAATTCAAAAGCATTTACAGCTTGTCCGCGATCAAACCTTTTAATAAAATTTGCACCAGCTTTTGGCATTTTAGCCACAAACATTTTATTATCCATTCTTAATGTAACATGAGAAGGCAATACAGAGATACTCATTAGTTTACCTTTCATATTTCTTTTTATTGCTTTAGCTATTGCGCAGTTTTGAGGATTGGCTATTTCCCCTTGAAATATATTTTGTTGTGTTATTTTTATAGTTTTATTCATTTTATCTCCTTGACTTTATAATCATAATTATCACTGTCTTCCGTAACCCATTTAGGGTTATCTTCTACAGTAAAAATATGATCGTTTACTTTTCTTTGAATGAGAGTTTCGTTTGGTTTTGTTACGAAACTAGCATCAAAAATTTTCATTCTATTATTCGGTTGTATTGCATAATTACCATTATCTAATTCTAATACATGCCCGCATTTATGTTCGTTTGGTGTTTCGCTATAACCAAAATTAGTCTCATTTAATTCTGAATGAGCCCAATCTAAAGTAAAAAGATATCGCCCAAGTTTTTTATTTCCACCACGATCTAAATATTGCATTTTGGCATTTTTTAAAGCATAAAATTGATTAACACTGATATAATAACTAAAACTATCCCATAAAACTAATTGATGCAAGTCTTCTTCAGGAACTCCTTTTTTTGTGCAGAAAGCGCTTATCGGTGCTCTCCACCACAAGCCTCCATCTTGCATCATAAAATGAAATAGAGGAGATCTATTCGGTAAGGAAGCAACTCCAAAAACCATACAATGAAAATATTTATCATGACTATCTTCTTGATTTCTTAAATAATTTCCTCGAACATAGCATTCGATTGGAGGTATATTAGCGTTTAAGTATGCCACAGCTAATTTAATTACACTAAATTGTGTAAATCATAATATGGATTTATCTATAGAAAATGCTACCTTTTCATCAGAGCATTTAATATTAACTATCCCCAGTATGGCGGTTTTTGATATAGACTCAATAAAACAAGAAGATTTACTTAAAAAATGTAATGATTTTTATATTAAAAATAATTTAAATTTAAGAATATATAAAACAAAAAATGGACATAGAGCTTTTATTACTAATGCAAAATTTGAATTTTCTAACGATAAACAAACTTTAATAAAATATTGTAAAGAAATTTCTGCAGATACTAGATACTTAAATATGATGAGCGAAACATATTCAACCGATTTTTCAACACGTATTTCTCCAAAATATTTAAATATAAGAGTTTTCCCATCTTCATTAGATTCTTTTTTTAAAAAATATCAACAATATAAACAAAAAAATGAAGCAATAACATCATATGTTACATCAATTGGTAATGGAGAAGTTTTACAAGATTTTAAAAATTTTATACAACAACATGACAAAGAAACTAAGGCTTTTAATAAAAATTCTATATTAGTATAATATGTGTAACATTATATGTAAGTCGCATGTCTAAAAAGAACAAGCAAAAAGAAGATAAGTCTGTCCCAGTTCCTCAAAGAGATAAAATTGAAGGTTTCTTAACTATTCGCGAATTACAATGGACAGATAATCAAAAGAAATTCATTCAATTACTTCAAGACAAGAATACTAAAATGGTATTCTGCAAAGGCCCAGCAGGAACAGCCAAGAGTCTTCTTAGCGTATACGCAGCTTTAAACGCAATTAATAGTAAAAAAATAGGCGAAATATTCTATGTGCGTAATCCTGTAGAAAGTTCTTCTCATAATCTAGGGTTTCTTAAAGGTGATCTTCATAGTAAATTAGATCCTTATCTTCAACCATTAATGGATAAACTCTACGAATTATTACCAAAGAATCAAGTAGAAATGCTCTTAAAGCAAGAACGAGTAAAAGGATTACCAGTAGGGTTTTTAAGAGGCTTAAGCATTAATGCCAGTTATATTATTTGTGACGAAGCTCAAAATTTAAGCGTACATGATTTATTATTAATTACTACAAGAATGGGTAGATTTAGTAAATTAATATTAATAGGAGATATTAGACAAGCAGATATCAAAAATAGTGGATTTGAAAAAATATATAATCTTTTCGATGACAAAAAGAGCGCAGATAAAGGCATCCATACATTCAAATTTGGTAGAGAAGATATCATGCGAAATGATATTTTAGCTTATATTATTGAAAAATTTGAAGAATTACACTAATTAAATATTGAAATTTTAATTAATTTTAAGTATAATTAGTAATATGCTAAAATTATATTGTACAGAATGTGGTAGTCCAACTAGTTATTCAGCTTCTAAACCAAAATTTTGCAGTTCATGCGGAACATCTTTTGATAAGCTAATTGTTAATAAAGTTTTGCTTCAAAAACCAACAGTCGATAAACCAGTTGCAACCAAGAAGATTTCTCCAAGATTACAAAAAGCAACAAATACACAAGACGAAGATACAGATCCTGATTTTGATGATACTGAAGATGACATTAATAAAATGCCATCAATTTATAGATTAGATGTTGAAATTGACCAAGGCCACGCAGCTCAATCTAAAACTAAAATTGGAGATATTGTTGGCAGCGCAAGAAACTCGCAAAAAAGAGAAAAGATCAAAGGTAAGCCAACGACAAAAGCAGATCGTAAAAAATTCTTAGAAGATTTTCAAAAAGAAGCTGGATGCATACGTTCCTCACGAGGACGCAAAGATGGCTAAAAAGCCAACCTTTGAGAGTCTAATTGATTCAATAAATTTTGAAATTGTAAAAAGAAAAAATAAGTGGAATTTAACAGCAATTAATTGGATGGATTTTAGTGATGTATCGCAAATCCTGCGAATACATATCTATAAAAAATGGCATCTGTATGATCCAAACAAGCCTCTTGCGCCTTGGGTTAATAGAATTATTAGCAATCAAATTAAAAATTTAATTAGAAACAATTATAGTAATTTTACTCGCCCTTGTCTTAAGTGTGCAGCAGCCGAAGGTGATGATGGTTGCGCGATCTATTCAAATCAATGTAAATCTTGTCCACTTTATGCAAATTGGGAAAAGAGCAAAAAGAATGCTCACGATACAAAATTAACTCTTAGTATAGAAAATCATCATCAAGAAATCAACGATAAGCCAACAGATAATTTTAATATGGAAAAAACTGCAGAAAATATTCACACTAAAATGCAAAAAGTTTTAAAACCCATTGAATGGAAAGTATATGAACATTTATATATTGAAGGCAAAGATGAAGAAGAAACAGCAAAATTAATGGGATACAGAACAAGCGAAAAGAATAGAATCGCAGGATACAAACAAATTAAAAATATTAAAAAGATGATTATATTAAAAGTCAAAAAGCATCTCTATAATGGAGACATAGATATTCACTAATATGAGCGAAAATGTGCCACAACTAACAGAAGAGCAACAATTAAAACTATTAAATGAATGGAATAATCGTCCAGATAATCCACCATCATTAGTAGAGTTAGTTAAGTTAGCTTTTGATAGAGACGATCTTGATGGTAGAAGCAAAGAGGGTAAAGCTGTTAAAGAATTTTTAGCGTCCAGATCTATTAAACCAAGAAAAAGTCACGAATACCAAGCAAAAGGTCTTAAAGAATTAGATAACGATCAAAAAGAATATATTAGTAACAATTGCCACACAATGACTGGACTAGAGATGGCAAAAATTTTATTTAAAAATGAAACATTAACAAACTTATGTCAAGAAACAAGAAGTGTTCTTGAATACATGAAAGTTATACCAAGTAATATAAAATTTAATAATAATGAAAATGAAGAAGTCGTAAATGGAGTTTATAAACCACCTCGCAGCGAAGAAAGAACTATAGCTAAAATCAATAAATATGTTCTAGATGGTATTGATAAAACAAAAATCACTCATGCTCAAAAAAGAGAAACTAATGCGCTTATTGGTTATATGAATACTCATAGATTTATTCATCAAATTAATCTTTACGACAATGGACCAGACCGAGAATTATTCGAAAGTAGTTTTATAAGATATACATACAACAAAGGAGACTTAACTCAAGAAGAAGTTGATCAATATATCGTACTTTGCACAGAAGTATTAATATCTTCTAATATTCAACAAACAATTACTGTATTACAAGATCAAATTGACTTAGCCATTCAAGAAGATGGCAAAATTCCTATGGCTCTAGTAGAAGCAAGTAATACTGCTCGTAAAGAATACAATGATTGCGTTAATCGTCAGCAAAAATTAAACAACGATCTTAAAGTAAAGCGTAGCGAAAGGCTTAGTAAGCAAGTTAAAGAAACAGCTTCAGTTATTAATCTCGTACAAATGTGGAAAGAAGAAGAGAGTAGAGCAAAACTATTAAAAATGGCAGAAATGAGAAAGCAAGTTGTAGAAAAAGAAATCGACAGACTATCTACAATGGAAGAAGTTAAATGCAAAATCTTGGGAATTTCTAGAGACGAAATATTGAACGGATAATTTATGCCAGTTATATGTAAAGTTGATGGTAAAGAATTTAAAGACGATAAAGCTCTTCATATGGCTTTAAAAGGATATGGTTTGAACAAAGTTAAATACTATCAAAAGTATTTTGAGCGTAGAGATTTATTAACCAACGAGTTAATTAATTTTAAAACAAAAGAGCAATACTTAAATAGTGATTTTAATGATAAAAATAATATGAAGAAATGGCTCAAGGCCCAAACTCCAGAGAAAGCTCAAGAGTATTGCAAAGAATTATTAATTAAAAGAAAAGAAGTTAAAAATCTTACCTATTCACCAACTCAAGTTGAGCTTAGAACAATCATGGCGCCATCTATTATATTTTATAATACTATATTTAAAGATTATTACGATATGTGCTCATCTGTCAATTTAGAAAATAAATTCATTCATCCTAATCTTGTTGAAGATCATTTCAAAAATAAATTAACAAATAAAGATATAATCTATGTTGATACTCGCGAGCAAAGTTGGCTTAAATTCGATATTCCTTTTGAAATTAAAACTCTTGAGTTTGGAGACTATGCTTGCTCAAATGATAATTGTGGTTGCTTTATAGAAAGAAAAAGTCTTAGCGATTTTATTAGTACTCTTAGCGTCAAGAATTTTGATAGATTTAAAAATGAAATCGAGAAGGCTAAGAAGAATAACTCTTATATCATTGTTATGGTCGAAGAAAAGTTAACAAGTGCTTTAAGTTTTCAATATCTTCCTCATATTAGTAAAAAAATAAAAGCAACACCAGAATATATATTCCATAACACGCGAGAGCTTCTACAAACCTATGATAATTTACAATTTCTATTTGTTGATGGACGAGGAGAGATGACTAGAATAATTGAATCTATTTTTGCAAGTAATTGTTTTTATAAGAAGATAGATCTTCAATTAGCTTATGATATGAAACTTTTATGATATATTGTCCAGATAAATATCTAAGAGAAGTTAAGGATGTGAACGCAGAACTTTCACAATTAAAAGGCTTTCTTAATGATAAAGAAGCAAAAATTACTTTAGCTAAATTTCTTAGAGCTAACATTGGGTTTACAACAGAACTTATTAGTGGAGTTAAGCTAGCTCCATATCAAGAATTACATCTTAAAGCTATGATGAATAGAAATTTTAATATGTGCGTATTTGGTCGTGGATGCGGTAAATCATTTATGGCAGCAGTATTTTGTTTTCTTCAATGCGTATTTGAACCTAACACTAAAATTCTTATTGCTGGTCCAACATTCAGAACCGCGCGTTTTATTTTTAATAATTTAGAAAAAATTGTAGACAGCAAAGGCGCAGAACTACTTGCTCAATGTTTTGGGGCAAAAGCTAAAAGAAACGATCAGTTTGAATGGCAAATAAATGGTGGAAGTATCGTAGCTATTCCTCTTAACGGAGAAAAGATTCGAGGCTTTCGCGCAAACGTTCTTGTACTTGACGAGTTCCTTTTGCTTCCAGAAGAAATTATTAAAAATGTTTTGATGCCATTCTTGGTGGCTCCACAGAATATGAAAGAACGAATGGAGATTCGTGAGTTTGAAGATAAACTAATATCAGAAGGATTAATGAAAGAAGAAGATAGAATGGTATTTGAAAATACAAGTAAAATGATTGCTCTTTCATCTGCAAGTTATACATTTGAAAATCTTTATAAAACTTATAATGAATGGTGCGAAAAAATTAATAGTCCAGAAAGAGGTGAAGCTACATATTTTGTTAGTCAATTAAGTTACGAGGCTCTTCCAGAAGAAATGATTGATAAAACAATTATTGAAGAAGCTCAAGCTGGCGGATCAAGTCATAGTGGATTCTTACGAGAATATTGCGCGCAATTCACAGATGGTAGCGA